ATAAACATATCAAACCAATATGGGTTGGTCTTCTCGCGGATAATTACTTTGACGTACTTGTCTTTGTAATGGTCAAAGTCTTGGTTAACCATCAGCTCCATTGTTGTATCACTGTCATCATAATGAATCTTAGCGAACATCTCTAACGGATTGGCGATGAACTCTAGTGTACGGGTATCGGTATCGAATATGTGAAATCCACGGGGATCGTCATAGTCACTCCACGTCATTTGATACGGTGCACCAAGGTAGTTAATATTACCCACAGTCGATTTGTGATGAAAGTGGCCACTGCATACGATGTCGAATCTCGAGAACACGTTACTCTCAAAGCCGTGATTATTGATCGCACCTTTGTACATCTCAAACCCTTTCAGCTCAAGATGACCAAACAATATCTGAGCACTGGTGTTGTTTATGATCTCCATTGACTGCTCATAGTTGCCACTGCATATCCATGGTGTAAGTAGGATCTCACAACCATCGAAGTCTACAGGCGTTGGCTCATTTGCATAGATGTGTACGTTGGGATAGCTGTTGTTGGAGTACAGCTCGTTGAGAGAGTTAATCTCATTGGTGTTCTTGAAGTAGGTGTCGTGGTTACCAATCAAGAAGTGTGCTTGGATGTTACGTTTGTGCAAAGGCTTGATGAGCGCCTCACGTAACAGACGGGCTGATGTATAGTTGATGTACTTGCGTCTATCTACAATGTCACCCAGGTGAATAACAGCATCGATGCCGTTGTCATCTAGGTAGGGGAAAAAGATCTGATTGTAGAATTGATAAAAGTGTTTGGCAAATGCCTGACTGTCGTTACGGGCACCGAAGTGAGTGTCCGTGATCAATGCTATCTTCATTCACTATCTCAACATAAATGTTTGACTTATTTAGGAACTCGATACCGCTTCCGTAGTTCTTCGAGTCGTGAGGGTATCTGTAATATACAGATGTTATGCCGCATTGCAGTATCAGCTTTGCACACTCTAAGCATGGTTCATGTGTACAAAATATCGCAGCATTATCGCAGCTTTCATTGCTTTTGGCAACCTTTGCAATTGCATTGGCTTCCGCGTGGAGTACTTCTTTGTTACTAATGGATGTAGTTATACCTAGCTCGTGATGGTGTTTTTCATACTCACAATCGTTTGGCCAACCGCTGGGCATACCGTTGTACCCGATACTAATAACACGATTATCCTTTACAATAATGGCGCCTACCTTTGCTCGCTTGGCATGACTAAGCTGAGCGAACCTTTCAGCGACATCCATGTATGCCTGTATGAATTTTTGCTTCACTCTGCTTTTGCTTTCTTATTCTTACTCTTGCGACTTTCTTCAAACGACTTAATGAAGTTGTCGATGTACTCTTGACTATCAGCATCGTTCTTGATCGTATCATTGAAGTCTCGATCAGAGTCGTGGTCCTGTCGATCACTGGTAGCTTCGTCTAAGTTAAGACGCTCTGACATTTTGAACTTGATATACAGCTGCTTCTTTTCCTTGTCTATCCGACGAAGGAAAGCAAAGTAGATGATCTGTGTGAAATATGCAAACGGGTTATTAGACTTGTCTGGATTAAAGTTGTCGATGTACTGCATGCAGTTCTCTATACCATCACAAATCATTTCATCTCGGAACGAGTAGTTAATGAAGTTTGGTTTATGCGACAGCCTGGTTGCAATCTTCATGAAGCACTCACCGATGTATGGTGGTACTTGAGGTTTTGGTTTGTCTGCTTCCTTCGCTGCAGCTACCTTCTCTCTATACTCAATCATTGCCTGCAAGAAGTCAGGGTTATTGATATAGTTGGTGCTTCCTTTCTTAGCCATAGTATTACTTCTCTAGTTTAATTTTGTACATCTTGTAATCAAACTGCTCTTCGTTGTATATCTTTACACGCTCGTACAGATGACGCAAAGTGTGGTTAATACTTTTCTTGTACTGTAGATCATCAGCGATGTCATACAACGTACACTTGGTTTTACTATCACTCTTTCGCAGACCACGTCCTATAGACTGTAGATTGCGAATGCGAGACTTGCTAGGGCTAGCAAACACGATGTTATGAAGATTGCGTATGTTAATCCCAGTACTGAATGTTCCGTAAGACGCAATGATGATTGCGTTTGACTCTTTCTCTGTGATGGCACGTATACTCTCTCTGGTATCGGCATCAGTTCCTCCAAATACAAAAAACACTCGTCTATTCTTAGCAACTTTTTTGTTCACTAAGTCATATAGTACTTTACCATGTTTCTCCACGAAGCTAAACAGGACAAGTGTGTTTCCTTCCAGTGATAATGCGAGGTTTGATATAAACTTGTTGCGTTTATCATTTTGAGTAATGAAGTCCATCTCATCGTGAAACTTGTCTTCTTTATGGGCTTTACGTGTCAGCTCATTGTATTTAAGTACAAGTATCTTGATGTTTAGATCTGCTAATGTGTTTCCTTCTATTAGCTGTTTGGTCTTTACAAACGACTTGACTGTACCAAACAAACCTTCTAGTACCAGCTTGTGAGTCTCAGTACCATCTAGAGTACCTGTGAACCCAAACCTGTACTTGCAGTCACTAAGTCTGGTCATGATCGTAGTGAGTGACTTTGCTTTGAATAGATGAGCTTCGTCGCCTATCACTACATTAAACTGATCGAACCATTTCTTTGGCATCTTGTATATTGACTGCCACGTGGTAATAGTAATGTTCTCGTCAATAATCTCTTTGTCTACACCGGCGCTGATCAGCTTACACTCATCCTTGTATCCGTAGTCCTTGAAGTCACTATACATCTGCCGTACGAGTGATACGGTGGGTACAACTACCAACGTCTTTTCGTTATAGAATCGAGACAGTAAATAGATGATTAGCGACTTACCAGATCCAGTAGGTGATAGGATCATTGATCTGTTGTTACGTACGCAATGTGTAAATGCTTCTAGCTGATACTTGCGTGGTTCAAATGGTAGGTTTATCTCGTTGGAAAACTCGACTGCTTCTTGGAACGAGAACTCTTCTTGTAGTTCTAGATTCGAGTCGAACTCTATGTCATAGTCTCTCTCGTCGCAGAAGCTCTTTAGGTACGGAAGCAGTCCAACGTACAATCCGTTGTTGCGATTATTAAACAAACGGATACGACCATCCCATTGCCTTCTCTTAAAGGCAGGCATGAACTTATACCCATTCGCAAAGAATGAGAAGAACTCATTCAGCTCCTGTGCAATACCCTGGTTACAGTTGACCTTCAAGAAGGTCTCATTCACTTTCTCAATTACTAACAATTCTCTATACGCCGAACTGGGTGAGTTTCCTCCAGTTGATAGCTGCATTAATATGGAAGCCTCTATTGTTTATACTTTTCATAATATCTTCCAATAACGAAACCACTTGCTCCTGATACACCATACGTGTAACAAGATCAACCATTTCCTGATCGCCTTCAATGTATTGAGATACGTCTGCCTTGAGTACATGCTTCTCCCAAGGCTCGCGTCCAATGTTTTGAAGGTCTTCGGGATTATTCAATTCACCACGATAATACTCACTCAACACTTTATTGAGTGACTTATATTGAATCTTATACTTTTTGAGCTTGAGCTTTTGCTCGTAGAAGAGTTTTAGATACTTACCGTGCAGTACGGGGACATTAAGTGACTCGGTATCTAAATCAACATCATCTATTTTGGCATCTTGCTGCCACATCTCAATCACTTGTTCTATCTTCATAAACTAGATTTTTTCAATTGTGTATAACTTGTACCTGAACGTAACAGTAGCTTTGAGGTATTCTACATCGGTAAGTGTACTATCAAATGAAAGATCAGACAACGATATTGGGAACATATCTTCAAATACTACTCTCATGTTAGCATTATGATGACTAGATAAAACCATTAATGTGCCATCACTAAACACAGCTGTTGCATCTGACCTGGCTGTTGTATTCTGTCTTACCAGATTACCATATTGATCAAATGTCTCTGGGAACCCTAAACCTCTCAGCCAATCGTGTATCTCCAGATAGTTACGCATATCTTCATCTACCATAAAGGTAATGTCAAGAGGTTCAAACGATAATTTAGTACCAGGAGTTGGTAGTTTGACGAACGGATCTTCTAAGTCAAACTGACCGAGAGTAAGGGTTGGTAGTCTTACGTTCTGTACAAAGTAGTTAGTATTAGGTGTACGGTTAAGTACAAACCGAAACCCAAGAGGTGATAGGTAGTTTGCATTGTCTGGTTGTTGATCTGTTGCGGGCATACTGTCACCTTGATGACTTATAGACTACTTAACTATTTATCAAGCAAAAAAAAGGGGCCTCGAAAGGCCCCTCCAAAATCGCCCTTACGGGTCTTTTTATTACATCAGGTTCGATACTGCAACAAGTCGGTAGTATACGTTCTTGTTGTTGAAGCTGATTGTACCATTGCCGGCTGTAGTGCCTTCTGCAAATGGGTTAGCAACCATGCCGTAACGAGTCTTGAAGCCAATCTTAGGCTGGAAGGTGTCCTCACCAACCGCACGTACCATCTGCAGAGGTACATATGGGCAGTAGAAGATACCAGCATCAAAGGCGCTAGAGCCCTTGTAGCCAAGAGTGTAGTACTGGTTACCAGCTGAAGAGCTGAAGTATGGATCGATGTAGACCCGGATTCGGCCATTCAGAACACCAGCAAATGTGTTACCTGTGTCATCTACGTTCAGGTTAGAGGACAGAGCTGGGGTGTAATCAAGAACGCCAGCCATCTGAAGAGCAGAAGCTACATCAGAGGAGCAGATCATGATGTTACCCTTACCGCGACGAGTTGCTTTGGCAATTTGGTTAGCATCACGTTCGATCTGGAAGATCAGACCCTTGAAGCGCTCTACAGACCAACGACCGTTTGAGTCAACGTCCAGGTTAAAGGTACCTGCGGAAGCAACGTTCTCTTGAGCACCAGCGGAAGCTGTGTAGTTGATAGTACGAACAACTTCACGGTTGATTTCAGCTAGGATCTCAGCAGACAAGATGTTTGAAAGCTCAGTCTCAGCGTCGAGGCCGTGGATTGCTTTCAGGTCTTGTGCCAGTTCCATTGTGTACTCAGCTTTCAGAGCACGTGAAACAGCCGTTACAGCTACTTTCTCAATTGAGAATGCCATCTCGTTGAAACGGTTGCTGTCGCCATCACCCAGTGCTTCAGCAGCAGCGGTTGACATACCAGTATCAACAGAGTAGGTGTTACCTACAGCACGAGTAGTTGGATCAGTACCAGCCTGACCAACACCTGGGTTACCTTCGCCATCAATAACAGCTTTAGAAGCAGTGTTACCAGATGCAGAAGCAGAGAACGAAGAATCAGCTTCGTTAAACAGAGCTTCTGTACCAGCTTGGCCAGAGAAGCGTGCGCGCATTGCAAAGATCAGTCCCGTTGGACCAGTCATTGGCTGTACGCCACATACATCATAGGCAATCAGATTAGGCATAGATCGTCGTACCAATGAAATCAGTACTGGATCAAAAAGGTCTACGTTACCAGCAGGTGAAGTAGCAGGAGCGGAAGAACCACCCATCGCGTTAGTAGGAGAAGCCTCTCCCAAAAGCGAAGGCATTTGGTATCCACCAGAACCCATTGCTTGCTCACGAGCTGATCGCTCTTGGTTTTCTAGAAGTTGAGCAGTTACAGCGCGACGATGAGTATCTTTGATATCACCGAGATCACCGTGATCGAGTACTGGCTGCCACTTCTCGATAAGTTGTTCAGATAACATGATAG